TTTCACCCACGTACTACCATTGTGCTTTACGTCCCACCAAGCTAGTGTTTCGGTTTGTAAGTCCTCGAATCCGATTCCGTTTAATTTTGGTTTAAACAGGTCATCTACACTACTGAGGTTTAAGCTCCATTTATTGCCTTGCGTGTATACTACTCGCGGCGTTAACGATGCTATTACCATTAGTGTACTTGGTTCTTTTACTTCATTGATACGAACGTATCCCCCTTTCCGGTTTCCTCCCAAACCTCCGGTTCCTGCCAAGGTGGCCAGTGGTTGTCCTTCTGTTGCTGCCATGGAGTATTTTGCTTGGAATTGTACTTCCTCACTCATACCGCCAATAAACATTGGCATTTCCATTTTTCCGCTTGGCTTCATGCCGTATGTCGCGTCCATCCAGTCATCCACCGTTCCTCCGCTTACTGCTACCCGGAGTAGTACTTGGTAGAGTTTTTCCGCTAGCAAGAAGCTATCGATCGTGAATTGATTTCCCACCGTACTGACTGCACTTGCTGACGCCACATTAGCCATGTAGGTTGTGTCTACCCAGTTGTTGTTGATGTCGCTAATGTGTGTTTTGATACCCAATCCTTCCTGCGAACATAGTGTATTTGGCATTCCTGTCGTTCCTTCTTCGAACAAGTATTTATACGGCGCTAGGTTTGCGCTGTTTATTGAGTACGGCGTTGTTTGATTGTATGACAGTATTTCGTGTCTTACGTCGTCGATATTTGTTAAGTCGAAGAATTGCACTCTTGGTTTTACTGTTCTTGGTGTTGACCCCGTTTCGTATTGCCAGTTTATCGGTGTGTCTGCACCCCATCTCGTTGAATTGTACGTTCCTTGAATTCTAGATGTTCCGTTATCAAAATATGCTCCACCCATTAGATCATGCAATGAGACCAATCCGTTTGTTAGCATATTTATATATACTTGTGTTAAGTCCGGAGCTGTTGTCGTGTAGTTTATCTGGAATATATATCCTGGTAACATTACAAGTGGTGCTACTCCAGTCGCTGGTGCCTCTTCTACGTCAAACGACAGTAATCCCTCTGGGTTGTCTATTACGATTGACGTTATTGTCTGTGCTGTTACGGTTCCGTCTCCACAGTGAACAACGGCGCCCCGTTTTTCCTGTTGATTGGCATAATACCTCTCGTATATATCCCAATATATAAGCAAGTCTACTGCGTTAAAGTTTCTCGTTTCGTTTTCTGTTGGTGCTATACCTATTCCGCTCAATCCAAGGTATTTTAACAGGCACGATGGATTGATCTGTGAGTTATCAATATCGTCTGTATTGTCTGCTGTTGGTTTTGCGGTTAGGGTCATTGTGGGTAGTTTCACTGTGTTCATTGTCAACCCCACCCCTGTCATATTCCCTCTCATTCGACTATTATACAGCCTCCAAGGTGCTATAAATGTGTCGATTTGTAGTTTGAAGCTTGAAAATAGCGGACCCAATGTCGGTAATGTATCTACCCGTGCATTGAATTTCAAGCTTCCTTTGTCTCCTGGCAATAACACTTCTGTTAGTACTACAGGTAATGTACCTGGGCTTTGTGTGTTTTGCCATATTTGGCGCATGTTTGCAGGCGCTGTTGGAAAACCGTTCATTTCAACGGTCATTTTTCCTTCTACGCCCAGCCTGTCGCCTCCTAGCGTTACTGTACTCATTTTATTGATTTTGATTAGTTAACATTTCTTGTTCTGGTGGTGTTTCGCCTAGTCTATCGTATTGTCTTGCTGCTTGTTGCAGCGCTACCATGTAAGCGCACATGAGGTTCCATTTTTGTTGTTCCATGTATGTATCGATTTCTTCTCGGCTTTTTAGTTTGTCACTTACTCGCCAGCGTCCCCACGTGATAAACCATTCGTCCTCCTCCATTACTGCGGTGAATGGACTTCCTGGTATTTCTTCGCTAAAAAAGCGAGAGTTGTTCGGGTTTTCTTCTAATGTAGTAGTACCATCTAATGGTAACCCAGTGTTTTGATCTTGTTGTTTCACCTTTTTCTTTTTTAGTGATTTGGAATTTGTTGTTGTCGAAGTCTTTTATTATCAACCCGTCTTCGTCTAGGTTTATGTACGTTATTTCGGTAACGTAATGCTCTTTGATCTCCATTCCTGTAGGCTTGAATGGTATGGTTTCATCATGTCTTTAGGTGTCCACCAAGACATATCCATCAATTCGATAGTTGCTTTCCATTGTTCTGCTCGTCTTTGTCGTTCTTCTTCGCTTATCTGATCGTTCTCCCATGCTGCGCGGTCATGCTCTGCTTCCCACCATTTGAATGCTTCAGCTATGCTTTCGCTTGTTTCGCCGAATTTAGGCGCGATGTTTAACTTACTCATGGTTTGTGTTTGAGATGTTTACAATTATTTTTATTCTGCCTCTGCCGTGACTATAGTCACGACCATTGAAGCGAATTTTTTTCTGGGAAACCCCACTAGTACCCCCACTAGCATAATCATGCTTAGATTGTCTAGTTCCAGCCTTTGGGCTACATTTCCATTTACGTCATAGGCGAGAATACTTACGTCGAATTTCATTTTGACTTGTTTTTATTGTTGTTCTTCGCAAGATTGCGAAATTTTTTCTAGTTTTTCATAGTCTCGCTTGCTTATTTTTATTCTGTGGAATCTTGTTCCATCGCTTAAGTTTAGTAAGCCTATGTAGTATACGGTTCTCCCTTCCCAATCCGTGTCTTTCATTAGGGTTGTGTATCCGTTCAGTTTTTGGATTTTTAATCCCGATTCCATTTTTTTTGTTTTTTTGTGTTCCACGTGGAACATTGTTTTTGCATTATTGCGTTTTTGTTAATTCAAATTTACGCTAATCCTCTTTATTATCCTATACCCTATTTATGGTATTTTTTTGCTCCACGCTAGTGGACATTGTTTGTGTTTGTCGCTCAGTCTACGCTTTAGGAGCGACTTCCCGCTTTTCATGGGCTCAGCCCCCCGATAATGGTTTTACGTACGTTCGTTCACCATAAGTAAAACTATTCCACAGGAATGCCGCCGGAGGCATTTATTCTTCGTATCCTTCTATTCTCCTTGCTTGTATTATTTTGCGCCTTTCGTTTTCATATTGGACTACGTCCCAATCATCTGGGCTTCCATAGCCCATTTCCCTGTTTAGTCTCCTGTAGTATTCAAGCAGACCATAGTATTCTTTGTCGTCGTCTGCCTTGACTTTTTCTCCCCCTACCCATCTTTCGTTTTTATCTAGTCTTTGGAGCCATAGCTCCTCTCTTTCTTCTTCCGTATACCTTTTATTTCTATAGTATATCGGAAGCCCTACTTTATGTCCACTCTTTGTTACATATTCTGCTCTTGTTTCTACTCCTTGGTATTTGGATCTTTCGAATCCATATTTTTTTACAAACCCTTTTCCCATCCCTTTACTGGATAGTATTATGGGTTTGTATGCTTTATGTTTTGGGTCTGTTTTTGTTACATATTTCATCATGTAACCTACTGTTTCTTCGTTAACATAGTTAACGGCTATTTCATTTACCACTTTTTCTTTCCAGACCCAACCATATCTAAATTTTCCTGCGTTCCATCTTTCCTCTATATCTCTGGCATCGTCTGCCCATATGATGCCGTGTAAGTGTATTCTCTCTGTCCCTTCGTGGCCTAGCTCTGTTATTAACCAGTGCCGAGGTGCTTTTTTGAATTTTTTCCTCCATCTTTCTGTGAAAAATCTTACTGCCCTCGTTGCTATTTCATTTTCTAAGGCATAACCTTCTAGCCCTTTGATTTTCTTTCCTAGCTTGACTAAGGCCTCTTCGCTGAACGTTAGTGTCACGAATTTTCCATTAGTTCTCTCCTCCACTTCTTCCATTAGTCTTATTTTCCATTCGTTTGCTTTTTGTTTCATACATTCGAAGCAAACCCCACAACTAACGGGAACATACTGTACTCTGCTGTCTCGCATTTCTGGTATATTCCCGCCGTTTTTTTTGTTTGCTCTGTACTTGGGGTTTCTCATAATCCTTCCGTACAGGCACATGTTTATCGTTTTAATAGCATTCCTGCTGCTCTAGACACTGCTTCCACTGTCAATTTCGTGCTATTACTTACGTCTTGCACGAATTTCTGTATGTCTAAGTGCCCTTGCTTAATTTCTAGTTCCTTCCATTTTTGCGCAATTTCATTTGCAATTTTTACCATTTGCGCTTCCGTCATGTCTTTCTCGACTTTTCTTAGTTCGTTTGCTAAGTTCGCTCCAATTACTTCGGCTTGTTTCTTTTGTAGTTCTGCACTTATCATCCCTTTAGCTGCCTTAGCTTCTTCCCACAATATATGTGATTTCGCTTGCATTTGTTGTGCTGCTTCTTCTTGAGTCATCGCTGCTAGATTTGCTGCGATTTCTGTATTTCTGCTTTGTTGTCTTACTAACTCCGTATCTACTCCGGCTTTTTTGGCCGTGTCCACTTTGACGTTTTCGGTTTGTGCTTCGATCAATTTTCGTTGTGCTACTGTCATCAAGTCCATGCCGTTTCCTACTGCTGCTTTTGGTGCTGCTACGCTTCCGGCACTTCCTCCTAGCTGGCCTGCTCCTCCTCCTGCTGCTCCATACATCATTCCTGGAGACAGATTGTTTTTTTTCATTTCTTCGAGTTGTGCCCCGTATGATGTGTCTTTCCATTGTTGTAGCTCTGCTGCTTTTTGCCTTGCTAGTGCTCTGCCGTCTATACTGAACTGCTGTTCGTTCAATTTGCCCTGCTGCACTAATTGTTCTCTGTTTTGGATCCCGCGCTGTATCATTCCTAGACCTATGTCTGCTCCTGCCTGCGCTATCATTCCGAATGGTCCCATTTCTTTGCTAAGCTTTTTTCCTAAAAAAGCGGTACACCGTACTTGATTATATAGTACAGACGCGTACCGCCTTTTAAGTCATTGTTAATGATTGTTTTATAAACAAGTCGCGTCTGTACTTATTTGTTGGTGTCTGGTGGCGCTTGTTCACCGTCTCCGGCACCAACATTCCCTTCTTCTTTTTGCATTTCTGGTGCCGATTCTCCGCGTGCCGTTAATGCTCTTTCGGTATTATTCGCTGCGTCTAACGCCACATCGAATCT